ATTATCGAACAGGAATAAAAAGAGACCCTTATAAGAAAAAGAAACATTTAACTGGGAATTCATACTACGCTGCTAAACGTAAGAAAGACCCTTATTACGTTAAGATCGAAAATTAGGGGGTCGACCAAGGATATATAATGGGATATAAAGGCATTTGTCACAACTGTAAAGGAAATGGATATGTTAAAATCAATAAAAACGTTCATCAATGCTGGGTGTGTGAGTCTAGTGGCGAGATCAAATGGTCTCAAGCTAAAGTTGATGAGTTTATTTATAATACTTACTTTCGCAAGCGGCTGCAGTGAATTTGCACTGTTAGGTTCGGGAGCTAGTATAGCTGCGTCTCAAAACGCCTATACGCGAGTCTATAGTGGAGTGGATGTGCTCACCATAATGAGTACAGAGAAGGATATAAAGAAACATGTGTACGAGAACGTTAAAGAACTATATGAAAAAAGATCTTGGTAATTCCCAAGATCGTATTGCGTACATTACAGGTCTATTCGATGGCGAAGGATGTGTAACGTACTCAAATAAACCGACTCTAAGAAAAGGAAAGAAGAAAGCTTATCCATTTTGGAACATACGTTTAGAAATAGCAATGACTTGTAAAGAAACCATTCAATATGCTTTAGATACATTTGGTTGTGGACATATGAACTTTAGGGCTAAACTCCCACACCAAACAATGGATCAATGGAGATGGCGATGTTCACACAGAGACGCTTTACACTGTGCCAAAAGAATGTTACCACATAGTATAACGAAAAAAGAAAGGTTAGAAAGTATAGTTAAACATTATGAAATTAAATAAGCCTGAAAACGAAGTTAAATTTAATTATTTCCATTGGGGACCGTTTCTCTTTCATTCCACGATCTCGAAGGAGAAATGTCAAGAACTCTTAGATGCAGGGGCCGAGTGTCGGAAAGATAAAAAACTAAACTATCAAGCCAAGTTAGCGGGACACATTCGTCATGAATACGAACTGAGACCTGCGGATAAAATTGCGTCATGGCTCTCTAATTATTTTGAAGCTTACTCCATTGGTTATAATCAGTGGAGAGGTAAAGGAAGTATGAAACCGAATTTTAATCTTACAGCGTTGTGGATCAATTACATGGGTCCTGGGGAATTTAATCCTCCTCACGATCACAGTGCCGATTTATCCTTTGTGATGTATCCCGATGTCCCTCAAGAAATTATTGATGAGTGTAATGCTTTCCCTGGAACCATGCGAGGACCGGGAGGAATCTCTTGGTACTATGGAGAAGGAAACCGTCAGTGTATCTCGGTGGTGAACCAATTACCAAAGACCGGAGATATGTTTATTTTTCCAGCGTCTTTAAAGCATTGGGTCTTTCCTTTTCATTCTAAAGTTGAACGAGTCTCGGTTTCTGGAAATGTCTTATTTGACCAAGATTCAAGGATGAATTATATGGGGCCCGTGGAGAACAAGAAGAAATGAATAGAGAAGATGATGTCGGAAAAGTATACGACATGTTCTTTGAGGGTGCCATGCATTTACTCAATGAACATAGACTCCCTGTGGAACTCATTGCTGGTACCATGATGGCTATTGCACAAAGACTTTATAAGACTCATTTAGATGAGGACGAATACGAAGCTATGATGGATCAAATACGAGAAGCTCGTATTGAACCCTATGGCACAGAGAAAGTGAGGATACATTGAAAGACATTATACTAGCCTGGATCGAACGTGTCTCGGGAAAGATTAACAACTGGGCCTGGGATAAACGATGGAAGTATCGAGAGCATCATCAATGGATTGATGGCTATCGTAAGTGGAGCGAACTTAAAGATAAGGGAGTTGTGAGCGATAAAGTTAAACTGAAAGATCTTAAGAAGCGATGTCCTCACAATTAGATAAGTACAAGGCGGGGAGTAAAAAGATAGTTAAAGTGAATAGGGGGAAGAAGTCCCCCAAACGCGAAGTGGGTCGTAAATGGGATGGTACGTCGCGGCCCTCGACTGATGATTATAGAAAGAACTGGAATGAAATTTTTAAAAATAATATGGGAAACGATTAAGAGTATTATTCTCATGACGGGATTTATTCTTTTTATTATCGGTTGGTGTATCGTGATCTTTTTTCTATGGATTTATGATGCGATCTTCGGGGGCTGGGAGAAATGAAGCGTAATACGAAATATAACTATCACCAGGGTACACGGAGCACGGACCATGGATCACGGATCTATAACATAGCTGGATTTAAATTACCAAGCGTCACGACTATCCTTGCAAAGACCAAGGATCAGGAGTATTTAACGCGTTGGAAAAATAAAGTTGGTTATGAAGAAGCAGAACGAATCAAGAATCTTAGTAGTAAGCGCGGGACCAGCATGCATAAGTTCATTGAGAAACACATCACAGGCGCGGGGTATGAAGATCTTACGGAGATCGGTATCCAAGCTAAACCGATGGCTCAAAAAATTATTGAGATAGGACTCACTCCAGTTGAACACTATTTTGGCTCAGAAGTTATGTTACACTATCCTGGTCTATATGCAGGAGCAACAGATTTAATATGTGAACACAATGGAAAAGAAACCGTTGTGGATTTCAAACAAGCCAATAAACCTAAGAAGGAAGAATGGATAGAGGATTACTATTTACAGATAGCAGCCTATGCCATGGCTCATGATTACGTTTATCAATCCAACATTCAACAAGGCATTATAATGGTATGTACTCCTGACCTATATTACCAAGAATTCAAGTTTTCCGGGGCTGATTTAAGAGCCTGGAAACACAAGTTTTTAAAAAGATTAGACCAATATTATGAATTAAAAAACGATTATAAAGAAGAACGACAAATTGACACTAATCAATTATTAAAGGAATTTGAGGATGACAAAAGAAAAGTATAAAGCTAATTTAATTTGCATCTTCCCAACCAATCTATTGGTATCTGAGTATCCACATGATTTTAAAAAAGAGTTTAAATTTGTCCGTGACTTAGACTATGACGATCAACAAATTACAGGGGTCTTTAGAAGTAAAGATACTTATATTTTAAGACAGCCTGAGTTAGAGAAACTTAAAGCTTTTTTCTATGGATCTTTAAATACTTACTGTGAATCCGTTATCGGAACTAAACAGAGAGTTAGTATTACTCAATCCTGGGTCCAACGTAATGGACGAGGAAGCTTTACGCATGAACATACACATCCTAATAGTATAATCAGCGGAGTATTTTACTTCAGAAATGATGAACAAGCACCCATTAGTTTCACTAAAGACACCATCAATCGTTTAGCAATGAAGCAGTTTAAACAAACTAAAATCAATAGTGAGTCTTTTACATTCCACCCTAAGGCCGGTGAATTAATAATATTTCCTAGCCATTTAAGACACAATGTTTTGATTAATCCTAAAGAAGAGAGTAGATACTCTTTAGCTTTCAATTCGTTCTGTTTTGAGGAGTTAGGAACAACCGAAAGTTTAACACATTTAAATATAAAGGAGGCAAATAAATGAGGGAAAGAGTCTACAAGACTATGGTCCAAAGATATACCAGTCAAATGGAGGATGCTCTATTAAAGATTGATATGCTTTTAAGTAATGCAGGGCATCCTGCTGTATTAGTTGACCATTCAGATATTACTGGTGAGATAGACAAACACCTAAAAGCATGCGCCGAAGCTCAAGGAAAAATGGCTATGCTTAAGAGATTTTACAGCACACATTAAGGCCAGAATGTGGCAACAATGTGGCAGAAATAAGGCACAGATTTGCGACACTTGGGGTGTCGCACAGGGGTCGCACAGGCCCTTTGCGACGTCGCAAAATGATCCCAGATTCAAATGTTCTACTTTTGTCCGAAAATGCGACACCCGTGCGACCCCCTTGCGACCCCCTTGCGACCCCCTTTGCGACCCCCCCTATTTCGATTATTCGCCTACTCCTACAACACTTATTAAGGAATTGATGTTTTGTGCGACCCCTAAATCTCATTTTTTGAGCGCGACACAAAAAAATAAATATTGTATATATAGGGGTCGCAAAGTTGAATTGTGGCAAGAATAAGGCAAACTATGGCAAAGAAACGTAAAAAATCTAAATATAAGAATCTAGTTATAAACAAGAAAAAGTTCTATTTTTATAAAATTTCTTGGATTGACATCACGGCGGATGGAGGGCATGCTACGGCTGATGAGTTCGATAAGTTCGAATGCTCTAAGATGGTGTCGTTTGCATATATCTACAAACGTAATAAGAAATTCATTTGGACTTTTGCGAGCTATGACGAAAAGGATGAGGCTTATTCAGATAGGAATGTTTTCCCTATAGGGGTCATAACTGAGCTCAAAAAATTAAATGTGGAGTCTAAATAATATTTATATCTTTATAATACTACTTTTACTGATTGTTTTTTGTCATTACCTGGGACAGTGGCTGACTTAGATGTCTGATGGGGAGAAACTTTTTTGGGTGTTTTTAATGCTTTCACTTTTGTGGTACGTAATGGTTTTTGGTCCAACAATGGTGAGTCGGGGGTAACGTTTAAAATTGGTGCGTAATCATTTAAAATTTGTTTCATTTTGTTTTCTAGTTCTTCTTCTGACATATCTTCTAATTTCCCATGTTTTATTATTTTTCTGTCTATGTATAGTCCTGCTGCCTTTCCACGATTTGCTTCAGCGTTTACAGCAGAGGAAAAAGATCCTTTCTTCAAAGCAGCTTCTCTGAGTCTAGCCAGTTCTGCTATGTGTCCTTCATAAGATACTTCAAACTTCTTAAGTCTTTCTTCTTTAAGTTTTCCTACGTAGTGAGCTACTAATGGACTGAGTCTAGGATTCATAAGTTCTGATCCTTCTTGTCTTGCTCTCTTTACACTATAGCCTGCCGCTGCCGCTGCCTCACTCTGAGTCATAGGTCCCTCAGGTCCACCGAATACTATATACTCGGCGAATCTCATTTGCATTTCTGTTAATCTCTTTGGTACACCCATATTTGACAATTTAAGGTAACTATCATATAAAGTCAACTATGACAACGACTAAGAAAGATTCAATAAAATTTGAAAAACAACTAGAAAGGCTTAGAGAGGGAGCCACAGTAAAAAAGTTAAACCTTTTTCAGAAGCTAGAGCAAGAAGTACGAACTTTACGTACTGAAAATACTGAATTAAAAGTTCTTTATAAAGGTAATCAGGCCATTATGAAGGATTTAACGAAAGATCTTTTTGAATTAGGAGATAAGAAGAAAGAGTTAGAAGAGGCTTTAGCGAATGCTTTGGCTGATGATTCTGGTCTTCAAGAAGCTGATAGACTTATGATGAATAAGCTCGAACGTATTCAGGAGCTAGAAGGAATTAATGAATCTCACCAGAAAATAAATGGAGATTTGAGACGAGAGATAACTGCTTTGGAGCAGGAGAAGTTAGAACTTCGTGTTGATAATAAAAAATTAGCAAAACAAGTTGATGAGGTTCTTGATAGATTAAGAAAGAGTGGTATGTGATGCGTGTCCGAGAGTTAATGAATTTTATGACAGAGTTTATGGATAACAAAGGCAAAGTCGGGACTGGTCTTGGTGATGCTTCTGTGTTCATTCAAGTCGGTGGACATTTAGAAGAGCTAACAAAAATAGAAGTCCAAGAGAGTACAATTATTGGTGCAAACTCAGTGAGATTAGTTTTTAAACCCACCACTGTGAAAAGATTTATAGCTCCAACTAAGTTAAAT